CGTTTTACCAACATCTCTATAATAATCTTGACCCCGAAGTAGTTAAAGAAATGGTTGGTATGGATAATATGGCTGATATAGTCACATATTCAAGAGCATGGTTTTATGCCTCTAAACTAGACTTAAAACGTAGAGTAGACATAGATGCTATCATAACATTTGCAGATGATAACCTATTCTATACTTTAGAGTTAACTATTAAATTCTTTGAACAGAAAGAAGAGTACGAAAAATGTGCTCATTTAAAACAGATACAAGATGTAGTTGAAAAGTTTGCCAAGTAAACTTGATTCTTATATACATCTATATTATCTTATAACCCAACAAAAATATTTCATATGAGAAATCCAGAAATCGCCATGCAAAAGCTTGAAAAGCTTGAAGGCAAACTTAAGACAATGCATGTAATGCTTACCCGTCCCGGTACTACAGCTGATCAATATAAGCAAATGATCGCTGAATCAGAAGAGATCATCGCTGATCTTAAAACAATGATTCAACGAGTAGGTTAATCTAAATAAAAAGTTATGAATCTCACAGCAGAACAAATCCAAAACAATTGGAATGTATTCCTAGGGCTTATTGAAGAACATATTTCTTCTCCTCGTAAAGAAAAACTCCTAGATTTTTATAATCAGTATGCAGATCGTATTATGCTTATGCCTGCTGCCCATAAAAAAGAATACCATAATGCTTTCCCAGGTGGCTATGTAGAACACGTTATTCGTGTTGTACGTTGTGCTCTAAAGCAACACCAATTGTGGGCTGATGAAGGTGTAGATACAGACACATATACTATTGAAGAACTTGTATTTGCGGCAATCAACCATGACCTAGGTAAAATGGGAGATGAAGAGAATGAAGCTTATATTCCTCAAACTGATCAATGGCGTAAAGATAAGCTAGGTGAAGATTATATGTTTAATGATAAGATCGCTTTTGCTTCAGTCCCTGACCGTGGTTTATATCTCCTTCAATCTCATGGAGTTCAATATACTTTTAATGAAATGGTAGGTATTCAGACTCATGATGGTTTGTATGATGAAGCTAATAAGAAGTACTTTATGGGATTTACTCCTGAAGTTAAACCACGTACTTCACTTCCTTATATTCTCCATTTTGCAGACATGATGGCTGCTCGTATTGAGTTTGAACGTGAATGGTTGCCTAAACTTAAGAATGGAACTACTAAATCAGCTCCAACTAAAAAACCAACTAACACTCCTTCAGCTACTAAACAAAAAGCTCTTAGTGGAGTTAGAAGTGAAGGACTAAAAAATCTATTAGATAGTATATGATAATCCTTATTATTATACTCTCGGTTGTGGTCGTGATCTTAGGATTCACGACCTTTAACCTTCTTAAAAAAGTTGAACGTTACGAAGATGAACTTAAAAAACGTCAAGACGCTATTATTTCTTACCAAGACTATATCAATGGTTTAGGTAGTACAATAGAATTTATGACTAAACGTGTTGATGAAATTGACGCTAAAGGTACTTTTAAGAGTGATGATGAAGTAGGTTTTTTCTTTGATAGACTTAAAATGTTAAATGAAATGATAAGACCCTACAATATTAAATTATGAGTGAAGTAGTAAAAAAGAAAAAAGGTGTACAATACTTTACTCAGGAGACAGAAGATGCTATAGTAAGGTATAATAAATCCACCAACTCATTAGAGAAAGAAAAGATATATCACAGATATATCCATTATCCTTTCTTTAAGCTAACTGAAAATATTATTCATACATTCAAGTTCTACTATACTGAGGTAGAAAATATTGAAGATCTTCAGCATGAGGTGATTACCTTCCTCCTCTCTAAGATGCACTTGTATGATCAAACTAAAGGATCTAAAGCATACTCTTATTTTGGTACAATTGCCAAACGATATCTAATTATATCCAACACACGAAACTACAAACGTAGAATCGATAAAGCACCAGTTGAGGGATTAGATGAGAATGAAAAGTACTCTTACCAAATTGAAGAGACTTTAAGTAATGCTCATGATGATAAACTTTCAATGTACATTGATCAGTTTACTGAATATTGTACTGAAAATATTTTTGATATATTTCCTAAAGATGAGGATGCTCAAATTGCAGATGCTATCTTAGAACTATTCCGTAAACGCGACAGTATAGACGTCTTTAACAAGAAAGCGCTATATATCTACATCCGTGAACAGGTAGACGCTAAAACCCCAAAAATAACCAAGATAGCAGGTCAACTATACGATATATTCAGATCTAACTATATATATTATTTAGAGAATGGTTATGTAGAGTTTAAATAAATATATTTATAACCATGAGCCAGTTTGATAAAGTAGTATTTGGTAAAAAGAAATTCTCTGATATTTTAGAGGAAATCTATGATAATCAAAAGAAAAAAGATAAGCAGATAACTGCCCTTATCAATGAATTAAAACCTATGATTGAAGAAATAGGTGATGCTACTCTCTTAGTTCCTCTAATCAAAGAATATATGGAGATTGGAGTTAAGAATGATGACCTATTAATTAAAATGGCAGCCCTAGCTCAACGTGCTATGAATTCTGAAACTACTGATGCTGGTCTAGGTATTTCAGATGAAGAAAAACAACAACTACTTGACGAGATAAGCAAGTTTAAATCTGAGGAATAATGGCTAGAACTGATAAGGGTAATTCAGCTGCGGCCCATATACTTAGTACTCCTATAGGGAGAACTCTAAAATCTAAAAAAACTTTAGGTAGAGTTGTTAGTATAGTTCTAAATGAAAAACACCCTAGATTTAAAGAATTAGGGGAATGGAATGCCTTAGGAACAATTGAATATACTTTAGTCGACAATCCTACCCCAGCTAATGCTATATTACCTATAGCTAAACCTGCTGATCCTAATTTAAAGAATTATCCTATATTAAATGAGATAGTTTTAATCTCAAATTTACCTAATACTGATATTGGTCAATTTGCTAGTTCTGCAATTCCTTATTATACCAATATTGTAGCTTTATGGAATCATCCCCACCATAATGCCTTTCCTCAAAACGATAACATTTTACCTCCTTCTCAACAAAAGGATTATATACAAACTCAATTAGGTAGTGTTAGAATAGTCACTAATCAATCTACTGAGATTTTTTTAGGAGATACGTTTGTTGAGAAAGAAAATATACATCCTTTACTTCCATTTGAAGGAGATGTTATTCTAGAAGGTAGATGGGGCAACTCAATCCGTTTTGGTTCTACCGTCACAGGTTCTGTAAATACTTGGTCTTCAACAGGCCAAAATGGGGATCCAATCACTATACTTAGAAATGGTCAAGGAATTCAATCAAATGAAGGTTGGATACCAACTGTAGAAGATGTCAATAATGATGATTCTTCTATTTATTTAACCTCTACTCAAAAAATACCACTTCAATCTCAAGCTGTTGAAATAAACCAATATTTTAGTTACCCAGATAGTGGAAAACCCACAGACCCTAATCAATACGCTGGTAAACAAGTTATCCTAAACTCAGGTAGATTAGTATTTAATACAACACAAGATCATTTACTTTTATCTTCTCAAAAATCTATAGGTTTTACTGCTATTGAATCCATTAATTTTGATACAACAGGTCCTGTAACTTTACAAGCTGGGAGTGTTTATTTAGGATCTAAAAATGCTACTGAACAAGTTTTACTAGGAAATACTACTGTAAATTTATTAAATACTTTAATTGGAGAATTAATTAAATTAACTAATACTTTAGCAACTGCTCAAGTGACTGGGTTTGGTCCTTTGGCTACTGTTAATGGTCAAGCTGCTGTAATTAATACCACATTACTTAATTTACAAGCTCAATTAAATACTTTATTGTCTAATTCTGTAAGAACTGTATAATGGCTTTAGCTCCTAATAGTGCCCTTTTATCCAATGGAATTATCTTATCAGCTAAACCTGGTACTGGGGGGTTAATTATAGTTACAGCTACTGATGCTAATGGTATAGTCATTAGTGAAACTCCTTCATTAGGAACTGATTTAGAAGCTTTTTACCAATATTTTATAGAAGTAAATTATTCTGATCCTAGACCTACAATTATTGAAAGAAACTACCAAGAAGCAATTCAGTTAAAAGAAGTAAAAGTTACACCTAAAAAACTAGAAGAAACTAGACAAGAAGAAGCAGTTGCTAGACAACAAGCCCAAGAAACCACTCAATCACAACAAATCCCAGAATCTGTAATTGAAGATAGTACTCCAGAACAGGTTAAACCTAAAGGAAAAAATAAATTAGGGCAACGAATTTTAAGTTTAGGTAACCAAGTACTTAAATTAATTATAACTAAACTTCAATCCTTAATTGGGGAATATCTTTTAGACCAATTTATTCAAGCTAGAAATAATGCTCTTACTCCTGAACAAATATCTCAAGTAAAAGAACAATATTGTCCTACTCCTGAGGTTTTAAATCAATTAATTGAAACTAGAAATAATATAGTAAACCAACTAAATAGTATAGGCAATAGATTAAATTTAGCTAATCAAACTGTAAATGGACTTACAACAACAACTAATACATCACAAGATATAATTAATTTAGCTTCTTCAATACAAACTGGTTTAAATTTAGCTGCTTCAACTGGAATATTACCTGCTCCTGCTTTAGGTCCTGCTTTATCTAATTATAATAGTATTGAAAAAATAATACAAGCAGTTTCACCTTTAATTAGTAGTAATAATAATGCTTTATATGCTACTTCAATACCATTAGGAGTGGTTTCTTTTGTAGTAACTAAAGCAATTGAATTATTAGGTTTATTAGATATTTTAATAAACTTTTGCTCTGTTGATGCCTCATTAACCCCAGTCTCAGATACAATACAACAAGTTACTATAAGACAAGTACAAGCTAATGTAGACTCAGGTAGCTATAATGGATTTATAATTAAGATAGAGGAAGTACCTTTTAGTCCTACTGTTACTCGTAGAAAAGCAGTAGCATTTAATCAATCAGGAATTGCTTTATTAGAGACACCTTTATCATTTACTACTAATGAACAAACCTTAATTAATGAACTTAAATTAATTATTGATAGAGATAATTTAAGATCTTACTAAATTTAATATTTATAACAGATGAAACCAAGTGAATTAAAATCATTTATCAAAGAAGCAGTTAGAGAAGCTATTCAAGAGGAACTAAAAGATATCCTTTTGGAAGCAGTTCGTGCCCCTAAACTACCAATCCAGGAAACTTATCAAATGAATAATCTATTACAACCTGTGACTGTTGATACTACTACTCAGGTTACTAATAGCCCCCCACAAAAATCAACATCTGAAAAGAAGGCTATGATGGAAAGTATTATGGGTGATATGAGAAGAGGACAAGATACTCTTAACTTTACTACTCAAAATATAGCAGCTAATACTTTACAAGTAGCTCCAGGCATGAACACATCAGGTGAAGGATCTTCCTTACCATCAGGTAATGTTGGTTTAGACATGATTATGGGCTTAATGGGTAAGAAATAATGGCATTCGGAGCACAAAAGATATTTCCAATTGACACTAAGCCAGGAACGGCTGTTGGTGTTGCTATACCTTTTAATGCCCCAGGTGTATTTTACTCTACCTATACTACAAAAGATGCTGTTAGAAATAACTTAATAAACTTTTTTCTAACTAACCCCCCAGAAAGATATCTTAATCCTACATTTGGTTCAGGTTTAAGAGCTTTTATTTTTGAACAAATTACTACTGGTAATTTAGATGGTCTTAAAGAGAATATTCAATCACAACTAATTCGTTTTTTTCCTAATGTTAGAGTAGGTAGTTTAGATATTTTCCAAGACCCAGACTTTAATACTATAACCGTATCTTTAACTTATAATGTTATAGATACTACTATATCAGACGAAATTCAAATAGCATTCAACTAATGGCCGTAAGACGTAATATACAGTATATAAACAAGGATTTTACCGAGTTAAGAGCGAGTTTAATTAACTACGCTCGCACTTATTTTCCTACAACCTATAATGACTTTAGCCCAGCATCACCAGGTATGATGTTTATGGAAATGGCTGCTTATGTAGGTGATATTATGTCTTTCTACTTGGACAACCAAATTCAAGAGACATATCTACAAT